CGAGAATATCTTTCAAATCATAAGTCATATCACATCGTTCTTGAGTTATAGGGCAAGTTAAGGCGTTACAAGTACCACAATCTTGTTTCTGACAATATTTATATATCAATCCCCTTATCCTCTCCAACTTCTCAATAGCTCGCTGGCCTTCTGTGACTTGTTCCATTAATTTATATTGCTCTTGTAGAGATTTTTTATTACCTTCTTTGAATCTATAGGCGAGGGCTTTCAGCTGTTCCACTTCCTTCTCCAACTCCTGCACCCTTGCGAGGCGGGAAAGGAGTTCGTCTCCTGCTCTAAGTTGTGGGTCTTCACGCATGTATATCCTATGTAGCAATTCCTCGTTACTTAGGTCTTTCATCTTTTTCCTCCTTATGCTCCCTACACCATTCGACTGCTGCCTTGAGTAGTTTGTCTTTTATAAGTATATAGTCAAGATGAATCATATCTTCCACATAGTCACCGTATAATGACTTCATAAAGTCAATCCAATCTTTGCGAAGTATCATCACTTCCAGAATAGAGGCAGCATCGGAGAAGGTGCATTCCTTTCCGTCTAAATAACCGTGACTTCCAGTACACGGTATCCCATTCAGTTCGCTAAACTCTCTTGCTAGTTGGTCGTGTGTCATACTTCCTCCTCAATCCAATTTTCCTAATAACAAGTCTGTTTTGCGTCTTAATTCCATTAGCCAATCAGCACCAGCAACACAACTTGGGGCAACATCTTTAGAGAACTCCAACCAACAATCCATTACTTTCTTCATATCCTCAATTTGCTGTTCAAGTTCTATAATTAATTTATGTTCAAAGTCACTCATCCTATCCCTCCTCTGCGAGAATCTTCTCAACATTATAAAAGTAATTATAATAAGGTAATTCCCTTATCCTCTCCAACTTCTCAAAAGCTTTTTTCCCCGCAATACTTGATGCGTTTAAGGCGCAATTCATTTCTCGCAAGACGGAGTTCTCGGCTTCCAACTCTTTTATTCTATCAAGTCTTGTATTAGAATCTTCAATCTGCATAATAAGTGCCTCATTTTGGTCATTAACAACTTCGCAAGTTTTCTCCAACTCACTTACCCTTTGCAGAAGTTTGTCTCGCTCATAATGGTTTACTTCTAACTCACTTACCCTATTAAGGCGGGAAAGGAGTTCATTACATAGTTGATTTGAAAATGGTTCTCCGTGAAAACGGAGTAGCAGTGTCTCGTTAGTCATTTTGTTCATATCGGTTCCTTCTAAACTTAATGTAAGATAAGTAGGTATGCTGCTTTTAGTGCTGTCCTTACCCTCATATCTATTTCCGTCCCTTCCTTCTAAACCCCTACCCTCATATCTATTTCCATCTCCGTAAGAATCGCCTATCATAATTCCTCCAATATTTCTGCCACATCGTGCCTAAATGGTAGTTTGGCTATTTTCTCCAACTTCTGCATTGCCCTTGCCCCCTCTTTCCAAACCTCTGGCCGTCGCTTGTTGCGCTCAAAATCTATCCGTTCTTTCAACTCCTCTATCCTTTTATCAGCGTGGTTTAGTCTTGCTGTTTCCTGACGGAGATGTGCTTCCAATTCGCTTACCCTTGCGAGGCGGGAAGATAGTTCATCGTATATTTCTGGGTAACAGCATTTATCAATGCTTATACTTAATAATTCCTCATTAGTTAGATTTTTCATAATCTCCTTTCAAAACGGTAATTCTAATTCAGCCTCTTTATCTTTTAATTTTCTTTCTAATACTTCAACTTGAAGTTCCAGTTTCTTTACCCTTGCTTCCAGTTTGCATATCTCGCAACTGTGTTTGAGTTGTCCGTGTTTACAATCTCTCATTCGGTACTCCTTTTGAACAGTAATGTGAGTTTCCCATAAAACGGAAGGAGGATTTCGAATCCGCAATCAATAAACATACCCCGTGAAGTAATGTGAGTTTCCCATAAAACGGAAAGAATGAGCCGTCCCGATATATTTCATATCGCAAACTCTTATCCCTAGCCATATATATGGTCATTTTTCTTGGATTATAAACGAATTGAGAAGGATTAAACAAATCTCCGATGCGATGATAGACAACGCTGACTTGTTTATATGTTTTTGGGCACTCAGCCAATGGGCTGCCTTTACCCATAATAGCTTCGATCTTATTATTGATTAAAACTTTCATTATTTCCCCCTTTTTCTTTTTGATTTCATCATTTTGGCGGTAGTTCCAATCTTTTCGCCCGCCCCGCAAATTATCTTCTTACTACCAACCGCACCAACATTCCCAATAGCTCATTGCCCCAATTAAGCGCCAATCCCAAGATTACCACAAAGATAATCAAAAGCAATGTTATGTTGGTTATCATCTCTACTGGTTGTTTCTTCATAATAATCCTTTAATTGTGTGGTGCGTAACTTGATCTTCTTGCACAACCAGGAGCGTATCCTCTTGAGAAACTACCTACATCAATTTCCATGTTCTTAATTCCATTAAAAGCTAAAAAAGCATTGTGGCGTGTAAATTTCTCCCCGAATGTTGCATAGAAGTTATACTGGTTCTTGCTAAAATAGTGTATAAATCCTTCCAATTTGTTTCTGTTAGTGTTCTCACCCTTTACAGGGCGAGTTCCTTTAGAAGGAGTTCTCTTATAAAGAACACAAGTACACATTTTGCAGTAGCCAGAAATACCTATCGTTTGACCTGCGTCTGGGTAGAACTCGTCTTTAGTCTTATATTTATGGCAACAACTGCATGAATATTTGCTGGGATCGCTTTTGCTTCTACGAGTAGGAGTTCTCATTTCGATTCCTCCTTTTTTAGCACTACTGCTTTTATGCAATTTACGATAAACTTATTGCGGGTTATCTTTAACTTGTCTGCTGCTGCTTGGAGCTTCTGCAAAAGACAATTCGTCATGGAAATTGAAAAGACTACACTTCCTGTTCCTGGTTTATTCATTAATTCACCTCCGGTACTACGACATCAAACGGTTCGTCTTTTACTGACATCATGTGATCAAACTTCTCTTTTGACTCAATATTGCTGGATATTTCTTTGTAATCGACTTTCTTAATCTGGGCAGAATGTTCGGTATTGTAATACTTCATAAGATACGCTTTTACTTGTAAAGGTTCAATCTTGCTCAATGCTGCAAGGGCAAAAAGACGTTTCTGTTGAGGAACTGTGATAAATTCTGACTCAACTTTGGAGCCGGGTACTTGCTCTTTTATAACTTCAACCAGTTTAGTGGGTTCGTGTATCGGGACATCTGCTTCTTTAGGCTTTATTTCGTGTTTAATCGCTTCAGGTTCAACTTTGTCATGTTTGTTAGTACTATCTGCGTCTTTGGTGTCATCTATCAATAGCAATCCGTTTAAACAGTATTTCCGAGCATAAGAGCTAGTAGCTCCGGTTATCTGGCTTGAGTCCATGCCTTTGCGGATTTCTTCTTCTCTGGCATAAGCTGAATTAGTTATGCTCTGCCCATCGTTGGAAAGTGTGGCAGTTGCTTTGACATAATACCGATTTCCGATAAGCACTATTTCATCAGCTATCGTCAAAACTGCACCGGAAAGCAAAGGCTTTACAGCTTCAAGAATATCCTCGCAAGAACGGTAGTGATACTTCCCGAAGGCATTGAATTGAGATTTTGGAGCTTTTAACTCCACTTGAATTTTGTTTAATATTTCATATACTGTCATGGTTTATTCCTCCCCTAATTGAGTTTTGGCGTACCAATAAGATTTTAAACTTCTGAACATCTTCCAGCCTTTTTCAATTTCTTCCTTTGAAATCCAAATTATCTTTGCCTCTGCGGAAATTGTATTGATATAGCAAATGCCGCACTTTGTTGTTTCGTCCAGACCAAGACCAGCAAGATATGCAGCTAACTGCATGGCGTGTTCTTCCCAAATTTTAATTCCCTCTAAAGGCTTCTCCGTAGTTTTAAAATCCAATAAGAACAGATCGCAGTAAATATCAGCCTTGCCACCGTAACCGTCCCATGCAAAAGACTCTTCACAGCCCCACTTTTGCTCACCACATTCAGCAAGGATAGTATCTCTGGCAGACTCAAAGTACCGGACACCGTCACTGTGAATTTGCTCACGTTCAAAACCACTCTGTACCCAGCTATGTATAGCGGTTCCTGTTTCACGGGCTTTCTTGCTTTGCTCACCAGCTTCAAGAATTATCCGGTTGATGTAATCCTGTTCAGGTTCATCGTCTTTGCGGGTACTGGTTAAAGCAGATAAGAGGACTTGTTCTTGCAACCATCTTTGAAGGCCGGGTTTGTTTGCCATTCCAAGAATTGTGCTGACTCCGGGTACAAGATTGCTTGTCCTTGCCTGTCTTAAAGTTGTTGGCTTTTCTTCACCCTTCTTGTTTAGGTAAGTGTAAGCTGGTTTGCCGTCTTGTGAATACCAATGAGTTGATTCTGCTGAGTGTGCTACTTTTGTTTCTTCCATGCTAACCTTCTTTCTGCCTAATTAGGCGATTATTTATATTTTTTGTTACGTCTTTTCCTGTTTTTACGTCAAATACCTTAACAATTTCTATCATGTCGGCAGATGCCTTGCCATCTGTTGCCCAAGGTTCGTTAATCTTTGCGCCTTCAGGTATTCTAATTTTCGCCTCTAATGGATGATCTGAATAATTAACGGCACACCATGAACGTGAGGCAAAGTGGAAGCCGGGATGAGAACACATGACTCTTTCATCATCTGCAAAGACTTCACCTTCACGGAGTTTATTAATCCCAACATTAAATTGATAATCATTGTTTTTTAGACCAATATCAAATCGTTTCCAGTAATAGTTGCCGACCTCAACACCCATTAGCTTGACCATATTTTGGGCTTCGGACAGGTCGGCTTCGGACAGGTTGGCTCTGGACAGGTTGGCTCCGGACAGGTTGGCTCTGGACAGGTCGGCTTTGGACAGGTTGGCTCTGGACAGGTTGGCTCTGGACAGGTTGGCACTGGACAGGTCGGCTCTGGACAGGTTGGCTTCGGACAGGTCGGCTTCGGACAGGTTGGCTCTGGACAGGTCGGCTCTGGACAGGTTGGCACCACTTTTAACCGCCGCTTCTACACACAACTTAAATGATTGAGTTTCCAGTGAAAAAATTACATTACCGTAAAATCGTGATTTAATTTCAAATAACATCGGTAAGTCCTTTCTGCCCAATATTGGGCTTTTCTTCTAATATAGCATATTATATTAGGAAGTCAAGGTTTATTTTCATTTATTTTAAAAATAATTTCACCTTGGAATATTCCCCTGCTTTCACATTTGCGAGATTTGCTAATAATATTCGCATTTATAATGGCATTTTCTTCGTTCTTGTGGCGGCTGGATATAACCCAATTTCCATTTGGATTTTGCTTGTCTATTAAGAATATCTCTACCGTGTAATAGGTTTTAGGCATTTCATTTCCCCCATTGAGAAGCAAAGGCTTCGGCAATTCCCTTGAAAGTAGTTGACCTTAATTTTGCTCTATCCGGTGAAGGTGGAAGTCTGTGAAGTCTTTGCTCCCTACCCTCTACAATATTAGTCGGTATTAGTTCCGGCAATCCTTTAAGCCATAAACAAGTTGCCTTTGTTTCCCCGTGTCCAAACTGCCAAGGTTGGATAATCTGGTTGTATTTTTGTCCGATTATCTCCAAAGCGTATTTATGTGGTATGGGATTTTAAATAGCAATCTTTGGAATATCGGTATTTAAAAGTTTTTTAAAAAAATCTGCGCCATCTTTTAATTCTTTCCATAAATTCCTTTTTTCAAGCCACATAACGCCGGAGTTACAAAGTCTTGTGCAAGGCGGGTGAGCAATCATTAAATCAAAATTATTCCTAGCTTTTATGAACCTTAAAACATCTCCCTGAAAGTGCTGACCAGGTATTTCAGTCGGCAATAAATCACAAGACCAAGCATCATGCCCTTTGGCTTTAAATGCCTCTCTGACTATTCCAGAAAATTCGCACGCAATTAAGACACGCATTTCATTTCCTCTAATATAGATTGTAGTCTTTGCTTCCCCGCATTTGTTATTCGTTCAATTCTTTCAGGGTTATCACCGGCAAGCAGTAGAAGTTCTGCCTTGCGTTGTGCCAGTAAGTCCTGAAGAAAACAGCGTCCAAATTCAGCAACAAGTTTTGAGCTTACTTTTAGTCTGCCAAATTCTTCCGCACCTAGTTTAGCTATCAGCAAGTCCCGCAAAGGTTCTGTATCGGCTCGTTTTGTTATCTTGAAGGAATGGCATCCAAAACACAAAGGACAGTGGTTGTGTCTATCGTGCCTGACATTGCCATGTGTTGATTTGGTGAAGAAGTGGTGTATCTGATTAGCCACGCCTCCGCAGAGCATACAAACAAAGTCTGCTTCTATTAAAGCATAGTCAGACTCTATCCTGTCTATTTCAGCGTGAAGTTTGCCGGTAGTAACTTTTTTAGACTTTTTCTGTTTTACTGGCTTTGGGCAAGAATTAATCATTTTATATCCTCATCCGAATGTGATATAGACAATACCTTCCCGCATACCCCACATTTCTCAAGCAGTGTGATTCGCCCTGTATGGGTACAAAGCTCTTGTCTTGCTACATCATGCCCTTTATGCTCCTTCACGTTTAGCTCAAGATGTTTTACAGAATTTGTGGCGGCTTTATGTATCCAGTCAAGTTTTTCTTCTTCGTCCATGTCTTTACAGATAGGGGCAATCAATGCCAATTTTGAGAAGTCACATGACATAAGCATGTTCTTATCTGTATGATAGGAGTTCTCAAAGGCTATCCATATATCAACCATACGCTGAATGTTTGTCCTGCGGTATCCTAGCGTGAAATCTGCCCATGAATAGAAGTCAGTCGCTCCTGAGTCATCAAATTTCCAATCCTCACACATTTTCGCATCAGTTAAGAGCTTGCCGGCGGCAAGATATGCCATGCTTCCTAATTCAACCATTTTAGGAATTAGCATCTTTCGTTTTTTCCAGTCCATTCTTTCGTCTATTACTTTTATAAAGTCTTGCATATTGCTCCTTTCCAACTTTGGGCTATTCGCTTAATTCTAAAAATAAAGTCTTTAGCACTGCGGCAGCTTCTTCTTTACTTTCACCGAGTGGAATCTTTACTGGCATTTTCTTTTTTATCTTGTCTTTGCCCATCTCGAACTCCGCCCACTTTGCGTTGAATTTGCCATCTCTTCCTTCCCAGCCTAGAACAAGTGCATACTTCCCATTGTAACATTCAATTTCTACTGAATCCCATTTTGTAGTCTTAATCATACTGCCTCCTGTATTTGTGGTTTTTTAACACGATCATCATCTCTGTACTTTAAATTCCCATCTTTGGTTATTTCCAGTCTATTTAGTGCAAGATCACACTCTTCTTCTGCTGTCATATCTCTCCAAAGGCGATAGTGTCGGCGGCCTCTTTCATCTTTTTCCATTACTTCTATCTCTGTCTTGATATTTTTCTTCTTATAGAAGTCCCGCCAGGTCTGTAAATCTATTTTTGACGGCAGTGGTGATGTAACACATACAGGTTTCATGTAGTCTCCTTTCTATTTGCATATTTAATGAATTTATGAATTATGAATTTTTGCACATCTTCACCAATCGGTTCTCTTGAATACCAATTTAACTTATTGCCAGGGTTACTTCCGAATTTGTCTTTATAGGTATGGATTGCCCACCCGTAACAACCTCCCCTACCGATTCTCATGTTTTTACTTGCTGCATAGGTATTTAATTGAGCAAGAAAACTTTGCTTTTGTTCTATCGTGTATTCAGAACGTGCTTTTCTTTTCAGCTTTTCAAGTTCAGCATCTTCAACATCAACATCTTTTTTAAATTCTGGTGTAAATCCACAAGCCGGGCAAGTTCTAACTCCAACCGGTTTGATAAAATCACAGGAAGGACATTTTTTAGGTAAAATTACCGTCTTTTCATATTCTGACTTTTTAGGTTTCTTTCCGGTATCAAGTTTTATAAATTCGTAATCATCTGGAAATCCAAGTCTTTCAGCATTACCGCCCAAATCAAGTATGTATGCTTTCTCTTTCCCCGGATATATTCGTAATGCTCTCCCCGTTGTTTGTGTCCACTTAATCATTGACTTTGTAGCTACTGCAAGAACAGCAACTTCTACTGCTGGACAGTCAAAACCTTTTGTAGCTACTTCCACGGAGCATAAAACCATAGTGTTTCCTTCTGTAAATGACTTTAACGCTTCGTCACGTTCTTCTTCTGTCTGTCTGTAATTTATTTCACAAGCGGAAATTCCTGCTGATTGAAATTGAGTAACTAAATGCTTGATATGAGCAACATTTACACCGAAAACAATAGTCTTTCGCCCCGGCGTTATCTTCTGCCATGTCTTTACAACGTCACCAACTATGTCAACTTTGTCGTATGCTTCTGAAAGAGATTTTTCCGAATAGTCGCCGGCAACAACTTTTAGCTTTGATAAATCTGCTATGCTCGGCCCGTAAATATCAAACGGAACTAAATATTTTTCTTCAATAAGTTTTTTTACCGGTACAGGTTCAATGTGAAATTCAAAATGTTTCCCTAGTCCTTTCGTGTAAGGTGAAGCAGTTAAACCCAGAACAAAGGCATCTGGATTTTCCTGCATTATTTTAATATGTTCTTTATGTAAAACGTGAGCTTCGTCAATGATTATCATGTCAGCTTGAGGACAACCACGGAGTTTTAAAGTCTGGATGCTACAAACTTGCGCCCTCTTGTCAATATCAAACCTTTCGTTTTGACTCTGAATAACTCCATGTGGTATAGAATAATTTACTAAAACATCGCTTGTCTGGTTAGCCAAAACTATTCTATCAACAATAAAAACAACCTTCTTGCCCTTATCTAATACGTTTTTTATTATTTTAGCTGCAATTATGGTTTTCCCAAATCCGCACCCGGCTTGTAGGATTATTCTTTTTGATTTTCTCATTGCGTTTCTTGTTTCTTCTAAAGCGTATTCTTGTAATGGTCTTAATTTTGGCATTTTATCCCTCGTAATATTTACTTGCTGATCTTAAAATAAGTTGAAGTTCTTTTTCTTCCATCACCGGTGAACAGGCAATGGCTTCTTTTCTTGCTTCACTTTCAATATAACTCCACGGTACTTTTCTTTTAATCATTCCACAAACACGCTTGAATATATGGACATTTCTCATAGTTGAAGTACCATAAACACTATTAAATTTTAATTCTGATGATGTATGCGTTTCTAGTTTGTATCTTTTAGCAGACCATTGAGCAACTTTTTCCGGTGGAAACCAATACACAAGTTCTTTATAAGTGAATATGTCCCCTGAATAACTGTAAATATTTGTTAAAAATGGTTCATATTTCAAGTGTATATATCCAGGTACTCTTAAAACTCTAGGTAAATCATGCACCGATTGATCACTATTTAACACCCTGATAATATTCTGTTGAAGTGGTTTAAATGCTTCCAGTGGTACGTCTTTGACAAACCAATAGCAATGGAAACGCCCAAGCGATGATTCAACCACTAGAGAGGGTTTATATTCTAAAGCCTTTTCTAATGGCGCTCCGTCCAGATCGGCATAAACTGCCCTGACTTTTATCACGTTAGCAGCAGACCGGCCTTTTCCGTCTGTTTCATTAACACAAAAGAATATTCCAGCACCTTCACCGTTTAACCATGCAAGATTATCCGCCTCCACTTCCGTGAAAACATCAAAGTGAAAAATGCTCGTCAAATCTTTTCGTAACTTCTTATCGTCAAAAGTCTGTATTGTTATTTTACCAGGAAAGAAACTGAAAAAGTTAAAATTATTTATTTGCATACATAACCCCCACTACTAGTACTACTTATACTGGTGTAACTTTCCTTTCCTTTCCTTTCCTTTCCTTTGCTTGGATTTGCTACATTGCTTGAAGCATTTGCTTGTTTGCTTGAAGCATTTGCTCTAGTCTTTCCTCCCAAACTACCTGATATTGCACGTTTTATAGAAATATCCTGTCTTAATTGAATATTGCTCTCTACACGGTTTGACCAAATATAGGTTCCATCTGACTGTAATAGTTCAGCCGGTGAAATTGCATATTGTATAATTTCAATTATTTGCTTGTTTGCTATAAGCAATTGGTTGGAAAGTGATATAAATATATATTCTTTAAGAGGTATTTTATGAGTTGGTTCAGCGTGCAATAGTTCAACAATTCTCCAAAATACACCATAACCATTTGCCCCATGTTTGCTTAATAGTGTTTGCATTTTTGGGTCAGCAGCTGCGTCAAAATCATGGGGAAAGTAAAAAGTATTAGCTTTCATTAATCATACCTTCACCAACAAAAACCCCCGCTAGTGGCGAACCCATACCTGGGAGGCATGGCACTAGCGAGGCTAATTGTTGGCTTTGATTTAATTTTAAATTGGTTTTTTAACATCGGGTTCGCTCCGTTAAAAACATACTATCACGGTTTAAAATTAAATCAATTTTTATTTTGCTTTTTATTGATACAATTCCAACTCTGCCTCCAGCCGGGAAATAACATCTTGCAGGTCATCTATTCTTTCCTCGATGCCTTCTCTTTCGTCTTTTAGTCTTTCCAGTTCTTCCTGTTTTTCTTCCAGGCTTTGACGTAAATCTCTGGCTTTATTCATAATATCTCCTGCCCAATGTTGGGCTTTTTCTAATATGTTATCTTTTCCAGACTATAACAATAACGATAATTACCAGCATGGTTAGTATTTTCATAAATCACGCTGATAAAACAGTTATTAAGTATGCGATAATTAACCCGGCACCCAATCCAAGCGTTGCCCATGTTAAGCATATGACAAGTAGTTCCTCTTTTTTGCCGGAATTTCCTTCTTCAAGCTCGAAGTATTGTTGCTTAATTTTTCTTAGCATTTTGTCGCCTCCAGTTCTTTTATTTTTGCTTCTATATATTGTATCATGTTCAGATGGCGTTCAGCCATGCTCCAGATTATACGGTTTTTAGCGTCTAGGTTGTCCTGCAAGGCATTAATTACGCTTTGCCTATCGTCTATAGGAGTATCGTCTTTTTTTATATCCATTTACGCACCGCCTAATCTTAAAAAAATTGTGTCATTACGTTTTAGAGCTTCTAACACGTTTTCATAAGCGTTAGCAGCTCCTCTTGCACACAATACCATTTCTTTAGTCTGTGGATTATCGCAGCTCTTGAGATTATTCTCAAAATTGCGTTCTTTTAAGGCATTGGCTTCGATTAATTCTATTATTTCATTTAGGCGTTCACGTTTCATTTTTTCCCCTTTGCCGGTATATCCGTACCGGCTACGGATTAAGTTTATAAGTTTTTATAATTATTCGCATTGGTAAAATACTTATCATAAATATGTTCACCACATTCTTTGGTTTTAAGCAATTCTTGAATAGTTTTGCCTGTGTCATGGCGCGCCATTGCATAATTAAAATTAGATAGCACTGAGAAAATCATGTCCATTCCGCAGCCATCTACTTTCAATCCGCCTTTGTCCACGTTATAGGAATAATCGGCAATAACTGCTATGTGATAACCGATCCTCTCAAAATCTCCAGCGTAAATTTCAATTCTTCGGCTCATTCCCGAACGTGAAACGCTTTTGACTATCGCACCAAATCTCATGCCTCGATAATTATCGATCACTTCATATGCTCTTTTAATTTCTTCTTTAGTGTATTTCATTATATTCCTCTTTTCTCTGCGTATCAACGCCGCAGCCCGGATTTTGTTTTTTATTTTTATATAAAGCAATTACTGTGCTAATACTACTATATTATATGAGCATTAATTAGATTAAATATAAAACATCAAGAGATATAAAGAGTTATGATATAAAATATATTATATTAGAAAAAGCCCAATATTGGGCGATATAGAAAAAAGCCACAAAAAGCTGTCAAATTCACAAAAAGCTGTTATTATCATCAAACACTTCATATATGAAACAAACCGCAAAGCGGCACTTCATAAATGAAATATCTTGCTTTAAATAACAAAGACTATATAATATTGAGCATGCAGAAAATAAAATCAAGATCAGACTGCAAAATTGACAAAGTAAAGGCACTTGAACTAAAGCAAGTTAACGGCCTGAACTATCAACAAATAGCAAACATTCAGGGAGTATCTAAGCAAGCAGTTCAACAAGCATTAAAGCCACTTATACCACCAAGAGATTTAATCAAACAATACAATGAACACAGATCAGAAATAACGTCCTATATCGAACTGCAAGCTGCTAATGCTTACCTGACATTGTCTGAGCATGATCGAAAAGAGCTTACAAAGCGCCGGGGCTTAGTGGATTGGGGCATTGCAAGCGATAAAGTGCAAGCATTATCTGGATCAGATCGATCGACACAGCCCCTGGTTATTATCAATCGCTTATCAATCAATAACAATACAGTGGATCAAGTAATAGAGCTAGAGCAAGCAGTCAATAAGCCTTGAGGAATGCTACGTTACATATCAAGTTTAATGATATTAAATAGATAGGTTTTTCAGTAGGTGAAATACTGTTAAGGAATGCTACGTTACGAAAAGATAAAGTATTGGTAATAGGCGAAAGGGATACCCCATACACCCCCCTACGTCTGTGTTGGTAGTGGCTATTCCCAAAATCAGACTTTGTAAAACAAAGCATCGTATATACAAATCACTTGACAACGTATATACAAGCTGATAAATGTATATACAAATTTTAGGAGGTGTATATACAATGAAGAAGTTAATAAGTGTTCGGTTAGAAGAAGCTGATTATGCTAGGTTGTTAAAAGAGGCTAAGTCTTTTGGCGGGGTTGGGAAGTGGATTACCTCACAGCTTAGTGGATATGTGTATATAGAGAGTAAGGAGAAGATACCAGATAAGATTATTAAGACTAGGCAAGATGCAGTTGAAGCGGCGAAGGATTTGGCAAGTAAGGTGTTAAAGAAGGTTTCTCATTCGCCCGGCTGCAAATGTTTAATGTGCAAACCTCCGAAGGCTAAATAATGGGATAGTTCTTTGTTGTTTATTTCTTATTTTGGTGATACTTTTTTGGAAGGTTGATTTATGAGCGAGGCTGTATGAGTAAAAAGTCAGATGCTCGTCTTGAGAAGCAGATAGCTAGCAAACGCAAGGAACTTGATTTTGACAAGGACATTGCGAAATTTACTGAGAGACAGATGGAGGTATGTGCCGCCGTGGACAGCTTTGCATACAAGTATATTTTGTATGGTGGTTGTTTAGGTGGAGGTAAAAGCTATCTTTTGCGGTGGATTTTAGTTAGGTTGTTGATGGCGTGGTTCTTTGAGAAGGGATTGACATGGGTGCAGGTGATGCTGGCGTGTGAGGATTATCCTTCGTTGAAGGACAGGCAGTTGACAAAGATAGCTAGGGAGTTCCCTGCATGGCTGGGAAAGAGTTATTCTGATCACAAGGATTATGGCAGGTGTTTTATATTGGCTCCTGAGTATGGGAATGGGGTTATTTGCTTTAGGAATTTGGATGACTCAAGTAAGTATCAGAGCGCCGAATTTGGTGCTATTGCGATAGATGAACTGACGAAGAACCCTTTTGATACGTTTAATGATCTCCGGATGCGTTTAAGATGGTCTGGTCTTACAGATAATGAGACTCTTTTCTTTGGTGGTACAAATCCTGGTGGTGTAGGTCATGCTTATTGCAAATCGTTCTGGATAGACGGCATCTTCCCTCCGGAATATAAAACCCCAACAGACTACACAAAGAAATTCAAATTTATTCAATCTAAAGCAGAGGACAATCCGTATCTCGATGCTACCTATTGGAATATGCTTAATACGCTGCCACTTCACTTGAGAGCAGCTTTTAGAGATGGTTCATGGGATACATTCATTGGACAGGCCTTTCAAGAGTGGAACAGACATCATCATGTTATTAAACCATTGCCTGTACCTAAGGATGCACCTTTGTTTATGACGTTTGATTGGGGTTTTGGTGCGCCATTTTCTGTAGGTTGGTGGTGGTTGGATTCAGACGGACGTTTTTATAGATTTTCAGAGTGGTATGGTTGGAATGGAACTCCTAATGCTGGGTTAAGACTTTCTGACAGTGAAATAGCAGAAGGAATTAAGGTGCGTGAAGAAGCAATGGGATTTAATACTTCTTTTAACAGTGACAATAGAGTTATTTTTAATCCACAGATAACTAGATTTTGCGATCCTACCTGTTTTAATAAGAAACCTGACTATAGAGGTGGCGGCCAGGGTGCTTCTACTGCGGATGAATTTAGAATGAAGGGTATTGTTTTAAGACCAGGTGATCCAAGTAGAGTGCTAAAATGGCGGCAGGTGCATCAAAGACTTTATGTTCCTGTAGAGGATGGTAAGATAACCGGAGTCCCCATGGTGCAGATTTATGAAAACTGCGTTCATTTTATCCGTACTATTCCAACGTTGGTCGTCAATCCTAACAACCCAGAGGACATTGACAGTTCTGCTGAGGATCATGTGGCGGATGAATTTGCTCTACTCTGTATGGCAAGACCTATGCAGATGTCACAATGGAAAAACAGTCTTGATAAAGACACAATAATAGAGAGACCAAAAGATATATCTGGGATAGCTCATATGGAGTTGCAGGAATTTTATAAAAATCAAGAAAAGGAAGGGAGTTTATATGACTGGTGAAATTTTAATAATTATTAGTGTGGTATTTTCTTACACAGTTTTGGGGATATTAATATTTATCTTGTATTTTGATAAAAAACGGTTACAATACGAACAAAATGACCTCTTAAATCGAATTATGAGTAGAAATTATCAGGAATATGCTCAAATTGAGGCAAAGAAACTTACAGTAAAAGAGGTAGAAGAGAAAAGTAAAATATTATTTGAAGAAAAAGACGTTTTTCCGGTGGATTAAATGAAATTATCTGAAATATTTCAAAAAAATAAAGGAAAAGTATCTGATAATGACGTATTAATGGGAGTAAATGAGCTTTTTGATGTCTCCCAGAGAGATTATACAAGAACGATGATGGAGCGAATCTGGTTCCGGAACGTCCTTTACTACAACGGCGAACAGTACCTAGAGTACGTCAAATCAACACAGACATTCAGACGCAGAATCCTTCCCGACTACATTCCCACACCAGTTTCCAATGAAATAAGAGAGTATTGCCGAGCTATCAAAGGGATGATGCTCAATCAGAAACTTGTGGTTAAGGTAGCCCCTAATTCTACGGACAAAGAGGATATTAAAGCGGCAGAACTTGCCGAAATACTGTTACAGTGGATGGATTTATGCAACGAGGGTGAATTTCAAGATGAGAAGGAACGTGTAGCCTTGTCACTCCCATTATTCGGCGTAGGCTTTATGCGTACTTTTCCCTATATGGACAATGACCAGTGGGTATTTGATAAGGACGGCAATCCGATTACCACAGGTGATGTTGGTGCAGAAAGCATAATTCCCTTCCAAGTATTTGTTGATCTGCTTGGAGACAGACTTTCTAAAAAACGATGGATAGGTATTCAAACCCTCAAATCTAAGGAATGGGTAGAGGACATATTCAAAGTTAACGTAGATGCTGAAGTAAACGTATCCGCAATAGACTACACCAAGAGACTGATGAAGATGGTCGGTGAAGTATCCCCATGGAAAGGCGCTGGAGTAAACACTTCTACTTATACGCATGATGATAATGACCTAGTCCTTTTCAGAGAAATTGAAATGAAGCCTACGAAGAGTTTCCCCGAAGGGCGATATATAATTACCTGCGGGAACAAACTCTTAAAGAGATACGACAGGCTTCCTATTAAGACAGAAGAAGGAAAATGGTATTATTCACTGACTGATTTTCACTTTGATTATGTGCCGGGTTGTTTTTGGTCGGAAGCAGGTGTTAATAATCTGATAAGCCCTCAGAACACAATAAATGAAATTGACCAAGCCCTTTCTATCAACCGGAAGAGTTTAGCCCGTCCCCGACTATTCTCTCCCGGTGAGATAGGACTAAAACGAGTTGATGAGGTAGGTGGTCTGGGCGTTGGGATGCTGATGCTCAAATATGATCCACTGTTAACGAGTGGTCAGGCACCCAAGATAGAAGATGGTACGCCTTTGCCCGCACAAGTCCTTGAAGAACGCAGAATACAGAGAACAGTTATTCAGGACGTATCGGGAGACCCCAAAAACATATTAAGGGGTGAATCACCAGGCTCCAAGGCTTCTGGGATAATGGTTGATATCCTGCGGGAGACCGCAGAAAAAGGTCACTACCCCGATATAGACAGATACGTCCGTTCTATGACTAGGGTAAACAAAAAGAGATTACTTATTGCCAAAGAGATAATGACAGAAGAACGCATTATGAAACTGGCTGGTAGGGGTAATCAGTGGAAGATTAAGAAATTTAAGGCGGCTGATTTAAGAAACAACACTGATATTCGCATGGAACTTGATTCCGGTCTTGCATCTACCAACGCTGGCAAGATGGACATTCTTTTGGATTTCGCCCAAAGAGGAGTTTTGGGAAATATTGCTGAAGATAAGGAACTAAGACAGGAACTTTTAAGACGTGCTGGTCTTTCCGGATTTACTGAACAGGAAAACCCTGATATGAAACGTGCAGAGATGGAAAATTCTCTTATGGAATCAGGAGAAGTTCAGAGTATTATGATGTCAGAACCAGACGAAACAGGTGCAGTGACAGCCGATAGTCAGGTTGTAGTTAATGACCCATTCTTTAAGTATGACGATCACAAGATTCATTACGAATCCCACAGGCGTTGTATAATGTCAGAAGCCTTCCAAGAATGGTCTCCAGAAGGCAAGAGAGTAATGATTGCCCATATAGACACACACCACATGATGATAGTTGAAGCAGAAAAGAATATGCCTCCAGAACCACACGATCCAAGAGAATTTATGCAGATGGATAAACTCTATCCATTACTATCCAGAAAAGAACAGATACAAGTCCTGAAGGAACTGAATATAGAAGCTGATATGGAAGCAAGTATCGTAGGTATGCCGACAATTCAGGATAAGATAAAAGAACATCAAGACACAATGAAAATGTTGCAAGAGGAAAACAAAAATGAATTTGATGCCAAAGCAAAAAACCACGAAATTAACATCTCTAAACGATCTGATGAAGATAGTGCAGAAGAAGGTGAAACTTCCGAATCCTAAAGGTTTGAGATTAGTAAAAAAGGCTATTAAGAAAGTAAAGATGTAATAACTTTATTTGTTATTTTGGTAATTCCAAACTGACAAAATAAACTCAAAGGAGAATTTATGACAGACGAAAAAACCGAAAAGACAGGAGCGGAACCTGTAAAAAAAGAGGATGTAAAAGCTGACTCATCCACAGTGGACGTAAAAAAGGCTGATTCGTCCGAAGCCGAAGTTCCTTGGCATAAAGATACACGATTCAAGAATGACCTTTCGTTATTAAAGACTGCCAAGTCCCTAATGGAAGCAAACGGTCTGGAAGATGTTGACGAACTGAAAGAACTGATTGAATCTGGCAACAAGGTGCGAGGAAAAAAAATTGATCTTGATAAGATAGATGAGATTGCCAAAAAAGCGGCAACTCTTGATGAGTACCAAAAGTATTGGGATCAACAAAAGGAATTGTCAAAAAGAAATGAGGAATTACCGGAACAGACTATTGCAAGATTGGAACGGCAGAATCAGGAGATTAACCATAGGGTAACTGCAAGAGAACAGGCAGAGAATGAGGCAAAACAAGCCAAAGAATCAGTTGCCTTTTATGAAGGAGAAGTAAAAAACTCCTTAGACCTGATGGATGATCTGAAACCGATTGAAAAAGAGTTTGTATCCTGGGCAGTAGGAGTTGGTAACGAATGTAATGAAATTACTATAACGGACAGACGGCAAATTAAGAAAGTCCTGAATAGTGGAATTAAAAAATATCAGAAGTTAGTGGAGGCAATAAAAGAGGAGGCAATAAAGGAATACAGGGCAGGTAAAGCCAGTGTTCCCGCAGTACCCTCCTCCGATGCAGCCGCCGCTACTAAACCTGACGCTCCAAAAGGATTAAAAGGACTAAGGTCAGCCTTTATGGAGGCGGTCAGTCGTAAAGGAGATTAGAAATGACAGCTTATGCAGATTTAACAAATTTAACTAATGCGTTGAAAACCGTCTATGGTGACGGGTTGAAAAACCAGTTCAACGATGAAAAAACAACTTATAATCTTTTCCCTAAGTCGGATAAATCCCCGAAGGGCAAAGGATACACTTTTGGGCTTCGTATAGCTCGCAATCAGTCAACCGGTGGTCGTGCAGAATCTGCTAAACTGCCTAATCCGATGACTGGTGTAAAGATCAACGGTACTATTACCCCTGCTTATCTGTATGGTTCACTTCGTATCACTGGCCCTGCTATTGAAGCCGCAAAGGGTAACGAAGCCGCTTTTGTTGATGGTCTGGCAGATGAAATAGAAGATATTTACCAGAGCATTATTGTTGACATGAACCGTCAGATGCACTGGGATGGTTTTGGTCAGATTGGTCGTGCAACTGCTGCATCAAGTGCTTCTTCAAGCGCCACCTATGCAGTTACCTTTGATAACGATTTGGGTATCAGGTACTTCATTGAAGGTCAGTTAGTTGACTTCTACGCTTCTGCTGGCGACACGGTTGTTGGTTCTATCAACTCCGCTTGTTACGCACAGAGAGTTTTAAGTGTAACTCCTTCTACCAAGATCGTTACCTTTGAATCTAATTACTCCAATTATGCGGCAAATCACCCCACGTTGACCTCTTTGTCAACTGGAACGACTTGCACTACGCCTGTTGGAATGATTGCAGTAAAGATGGGTGCAAGAGATTTGGCACACGCCTCTACGGATACAGCAAAAGAAATGACCGGTCTTTATGGTATGTTTGATGCTGGAACCCGTCTGGCAGTGTACGAAGGGATTACCGTTGCTTCTCAGCCGAAATGGGCGGCAAACATTCTTTCCAATTCAAGTGTCAACCGTGAACTCTCTGTTGATCTCATGCTTCAGGCAATAGACGTTGTTCGTACTGCCTCTGGCGGCAAGATTGATAAGATGCTCATGGGATTGGGTCAGAAACGTAAGTATGCCAATCTACTTATGCCCGATGTGCGTTTTGCACCTGGCAAGTTGGTAGGCGGCTACGAAGTCCTGACATTCTCAGGTGGAGATGGTTCAGTTGAGTTGATTGTTGATCCTCTGTGCCAACCTAATCTGATCTACTGCTATCCTGACGGTGTAATCCAGAAGTACGAAATGAGTCCTCTGGGATGGGGAAATCTGGATAACAGCCAGTTGCATCAGAGAGCAGGGTATGACGAATGGGACGCGTATTTGCGGATTTATTCTCAAGTGGGATGTGAGCAGAGAAATTGTCTCGCACTTATTTCCGATTTGGTGGAACCAAGTCTATACACATAACAAGTACTTAGATAGTGTTTTAGTTCTTTGACAATTTAAAATAAAATACTTCTTGGGTGGTTGTGATGAGTGGGATTCCTACCATCACAATCATTCAAGAGGAGTTAAAGCGGCAGAGTATATACAGAGTTATTAACAAGTATCTCGAAAGAGGGAAAACTAAAGGAGAATTAAAATGATTAAAAAGAGAAATTTAGACCCGTCTTTAGTAAGTTATATTGACGATTTAGGTATGGGCGTGGAAGCCCGTGGTGCTATTGGTGGTTCAGTTTACTACGTTGAAAACAACGCTGGTAACGACTACTGGGATGGATTAACACCCGAAACGGCTTTTAAAACCCTCGCAAAAGCAATCGCTGTAAGCAATATTGACATAGCAAGGCGTGGGCGTTGGGCAAAGCGTAATACAATTTATTACTATGCCGATACGGAAACCGCAAGTCTGGTGGCTTTCCCTAATAAGTGCGACATCGTAGGGCAAGGTTCTTATGATGCCAATACAAAACCTGGCATAGTTGGGTTCCATGCTCCGGTTAATGCAGCTAATTATGGAACACGGTTCTTTAATGTGTGGTTCAAGGGAACTGCTGCGGCTAATCCTCTTGTTACCTTGGCTTCTACTTCAAGTGGTTGCCAGTTCATTGGTTGCACATTTGACGCAGCCGTTGGAACTATCACTTCTGGTATTCTTTCAACTGCTCATCCGTTCCTGAAAGTAATTGATTGCGAGTTTTTTGGTGCATTTGCCACTTCCTATATTTCTTTTGGAACTGGTATTGCTCATAGTACAAAGATTGAAGGTAATATTATGACTGGTAGTGCTGGTATCGGAATAATCACCGCTTCTGATACTACTTCAGCCTATCCTAGCGTTGTGAAAGACAACATAATAGTGATTACAGATGATAGTCTTTGTATTGATGATGATGCAGATATATTCCATTGTGTAGATAACAGATTAATTAATCAGGGAACTGTTACCGCATGGGCGCATCACACAGCAGTTGCCGATGTTAACGCCGACCTTGCTTGTGGTAATATTTGCACAGGTAGTGCTGGTAATCAGGTAACCCTTGGTACTACAGTTGGTTCATAATCTTTAAAAGTGAGGTCGGCACTATATCCGACCAATTTAAAGGAGTCATTATGGAATGTCCTTTTTGTAAGAGTGATAATTTTGAAGGGAATAGGTGTCTTACTTGTGGGATGAATAAAGACTCATTCAATCCACCGCCTAGCCCAACGTTGGAAAAAGAAGCCAAGATTGAAAATAAACCCGAAGTAAAACGTAGTCACAAAAAGAAAGGATAGTTATGATTTCACCCGAAAGAGGATTTATGCGTAGGCTCAAGGCTCTTGACCGCCGCCTAGATTGTGTATTCAGACCGGAACATTCGCACTTTGTAATCACTTATGACCGAGGATACGGACAACCAGTCAACCTCCTGTTGGTGAAGGGGGAGGATGGTAGTTTCAGACAACCGGATATGAGGGAGATTGCCATCCTCTCCGAAGGAGATTTAGAAAGACAAAGAGTCCAAGATAGACTGGCTAGAACAGTTAAGTATATGCAAGACGTAAGAGAAAAAGACGATAAAGACCGTAAAGAAATGATACGGAACAGAACCAAAGATGACAGAATATATTTAAGGAATAAGTTTCATAAGATGACTGGTGCGGGTAAAAACATTCCTGCTTACAGACCAATATGAAACGACTTGAAAAATACCTCAAGGAGATACAGAGTACAGTTTATTACGAACCAGAGATTGACTACCACAAACACATTTCTGGAGTCCTGATAGACCAGATAGAAGAAAACAAATACAAAGATGTTTTAGATATAGGAGTGGGCAAGGGTTATTCGTTAAGGAAGTTCAAAGAACGTGGTTTTAACGTAAAAGGCATAACCCTAGACAACAAAGAATGTGACGATTTTAAGGCAGAAGGATTTGATGTATCTATAATGGACATGTCTTTTCTTGACTTTGAAGATGATACATTTGATCTTGTTTGGTGCAGACACGCACTTGAACATTCAGTCATGCCGTTCATAGCATTAAAAGAGTTCTGGCGGGTATTAAGAAAAGGGAAAGAGTTATACGTTGAACTACCAAGTGACAACGTATTCCACATTGAGAACCCGAACCATTACTCACTGTTTGCAGATGCTACTTGGATGTCACTATTTAAAAAGGCTGGGTTTGAAATATCAAACAGACTTCAAACTCATGTCCACCTAAAACACTTTATAGACATATACTGGCAATATTGGTTGAAGAAAATATGAAAAAAGCAATTCTGACTATTGTATGTGGCGATAAATTCGAGGCTATCTTTAAAAAGACAGAACCTTACTTCGTAGCTTATGCTGAAAAGTGTGATGCTGATCTTATTATTCTTAACGATGCCAGCCAAGTTCCTACCGCTCACTGGCTAAAATTCACCTGCTACAATCTATTAAAAAAGGAATACGATAGAATTGCGTTTATAGACGCTGATATACTTATCAGAGATGATGCACCTTCTCTGTTTGATGTTGTTCCTGAAGATGAATTTGGGATATTTGACGAAGGGCAGTTCACTCCTAGAAACATATGTATTCGTGAAGTAATGAAAGTCTATAACGTAGAAGGATTTAAGTATGACGGAACTACCTACTACAACACAGGAGTATTCGTTGCATCACGAAGGCATAGACACATTTTCAAGATAGTTGAAGAAATAAAGCCTTTGAGAAACTCATTCGGGGAACAGACCTTCCTAAATATGAAGATTATGCTTTCCGGAGAGAAAGTATTTAGACTTCATTACAATTATAACCGTATGTCAATTATGGACAGGGCAACAGGAATGACAAGACTCAATTCCTACCTTATCCATTACGCTGGTGACGGTGATAAATTGATGGAAAAGCTGGATAGAGATATTCTAAAATGGCAAGAACCCAATCGCAAATACAAACAGAAAGTATTCGTCTGGTCGTTAGGTGGAATAGGAGATATTGTCGCTGCTGAACCTGTTATTCGATATATGCGAAATATCGCTTACAAAGATGCTGAAATATGGGTAATGTCCAAAAACTACGAACTCTACGACCATATTAAAGGAATTAAATTAAGTGAAGGATATCCGGAAGGTGAATTTGACGCTGTAACAGAGTTCAATACTCACCAGTTGCCTTGGGAAGAATTTGGCAAATATGTTTCCTTCCACTTCACTCATTGTGTTGATTGGACTTCTTTTCATGTATTAGGACGGCAATTACCTGACGAAGATAAACAGATTCAACTTTCCTATCATCAAAAACATCTTCAGGAAGTATTAGATATTTGCGAATACCCGGAAAGTCTGGTTCTGGTTCATCCGGGCATAGGATGGGAATCCAAGAATTTCCCCTTAAAATACTGGCAGGATATAATTGATGGACTTGTTGCCGATGGTCAGAAAGTAGGTATCATAGGAAAGCGTATAAGTGACGCACACGGTGTTTTAGAAGTAGATGCAACGGATTGTATTGACTTCCGAGATAAGTTGAGCCTGAATGGTCTGGTAGCATTAATATCAAAGGCAAAGACGTTAGTTTCAAATGACTCCGCACCTATCCATATTGCTGGAGCTTTTGAAAACAATATAGTCTTGATTCCAACCTGTAAACATCCTGATCATATACTTCCCTTTAGACACGGAAACAAGAATTACAAAACAAAGGCGCTTTATAAGAAATTAATGGAAGAAGAAAACTCATATTTCGGTGGAGATATAACTGATGTATGGGTTGCTAAATATGTACCTAAAGGACATAAAATTGAGGAGTATCTTCCCGATGTGGAAGATGTAATTGATGCAGTATCTAACTTTGATGAAACTTGTGAGAAATCCCCAGTTTCATACAGACTAATGGAGGCAACACAATGATATTTTTATGGAACGCAACAAATGATGATATGGACTTTGGTTACGGCGGGTTGAGTTACACGATACTTGCCGGTAAAAGAATGAAGGTTGACGAAGCAATGGGGCGGCACGTTCTTAATAACTTAGGTGCAAGAGGATTGACTAAGTTAGTTTTCGATGATGATGGTAAGTCTATCAACGAAGAAAAGATCGAAGCAGACGCAAAAGAACGCTGCAAGGAATTTAAAATCCGTCAGATAGTAACCTATAACGAAAGAAACGAAAGACGCAAGGCATCTGGTCAACCATATGATGTTCCCACCAAAGACGTTAAGAAATACGCCATTGAGTTAGGAATTGACTTGCTTCAACCATATACAATGTCTGATGGTGAAAAAGGACAGATAGGGAAATTAAGTCAGGAGAATGCTGAATTAAAAACTCAAATGGCAACCATTATGAACCAGATGCAGACTATGATGTCGAGTATTGCTTTACAACCACAAAAAGTAGAAGCAAATAGAAAAGGTATGGTAGAATGTGGTGTATGCGGTGAGTGGCTACCTGAAAACAGAATAAAAACTCATATAAGATTTAAACACAACTTTAATAAGGAAGTGAAAGATGACGCAGAGCCTGTACCAATATAATAATTGCTATGGTATCCTTGAAGACATAAGGACGGAACTAAACGAATGGTCAGTAGCATTATCACAGGGAAGTAAAGTAGCATCATATGATAATTCAGATATTGTCAGAAAAATTAATACAGCACAAAGATTTCTGTGGAATATGCTCTTTATTCGTTTCCCAGAACTCTTTCTCACAACTGCTAACGTAACTGGAACTGCGGGGGTCTATACAAATCCTTCTGATCTGTATAGACTTTCCCACATCATAGACTCCAGTGGAAACAAAATCAGCAACATCTCAATTAAATTAAAACATCTTAGTAACAACACTGGTTCTCCTTATCTTTATTATCGTTATGGCAATACGATAGTCAGAGATAATGGTGGAACTGATACAATAACCTACTACTACTACAAAACAGTCAAGGAAATGACACAGGGTATGTCAAGTGCAGGAGGTGTAAGTTCTTTAACTCTAGCCACTACTGCCAAGCCTGTTGCTGACTATTATAACGGAATTATCATAGAGAATATTACGAACGGTTGGGCAAGTACCATATCAGATTACACCGCAGCAAGAGTAGCCACACTAACAGGTACGGGTGCAGCTTCCAATTATTATGGGACAGTATCTGAACTTCCAGAATGTTTTCACGACTTAATATCTCAGAAAGCAAAATTGCTTTTAAGAAGCGAAATAGTCTCCCCTGAAAAACCTACTACTCAAATACAGATGGATTTCAGGGAGAATTTAATAGAAACGATAAGGGCATTCACTGGTTCTTATTACAGTGATATTCCAATGGATGAACTGTTTTACGACTTTAACTCATATTACAGGTAAACGATGCCTACTAATTTATCAACATTAGGAACTATACCATTTTCTGGAGGGCAGAATACTTACAACGATCCTACCTTATTGCCAAGTGGTTCGCTATCGTCTTCACAGAATATCCGTCACGCCCATCCCGGATTTAAGTCCAGAATGGGTATGATCAAGCAACACTCCACAGCAGACGGAACCAACAAGGTGTTGAGTATGTTTCAATTCTCCAAAGGCAAGAGAACAGAGAGACACTTCTATGCCCAGATGTCCGATGATGATGTTCTGGAAGCAACGACTGCTCCCCCAGGAGTTACTTATGAGACAATGACACTTGATGTATCCCCTGCAACTGATTGGGCAGCAGGAGATATAATTACAGGGCAGGCTAGCAATAAAACCTGTATCTGTGCAGTAAAACTATCTGCAACAACTTATAGTGTCTATGGCAGAACAGGTGCTTTTACTCTTGGCGAAATAGTAGGTGTTACAGGCACTGCTGCAAAACTAGCAGATCAGGGTGCAGCTAATCCTACTTTTGCGGGAGGTGAATTTGGAACTGAAGTATTCTCAGGTTCTTCAAGTTCCCTCCCAGCCACTTGGTCTGTGTTGAATGACAAACTTATCTTCTCCAACGGTGTAGATCAGCATCAGATATGTGCTGGAACGGAAGATATAATAAGCAAGTTTATCGTATATGACTCTGACACTAAACTTCCAGCGATACCTTCTGTCGGCACTGATTATACATCAGAAGTGAATTATGGTGGTTCAGGTACAGTTGCAGTTCTTGATAGTTTAGGTAACTTTGCAGCAGGAACGGGGACTGTTACTTGTGGAATTGGAGGGGTAAGTGTTGTTGGAACTGGAACGGCATTTTTAACAGAATTAGAAGTAGGACAGACAATATATGTTGACGCTGCCGAAAAAAATACTGTGGCAACTATAACAAGCAATATCGCCGCAACTGTAACAACAAACTGGTCTGCGGATAGAACAACAAAGACATTTACTAAAACTAATGACTGCATATTAATTTGCTCCCCAATAATGCCAAATAGGGTTACATTTACCGTTACTGCTGTAAATGGGAATGATTCAGTTGCCGCTGTAGCTTATTCATCAACTACAGGGTGGAAGATGGCATCAAGCGTTGTTGACGGAACTATTGCCTCTGCTGGTAAAACTTTATCCGGTTCAGGGGCAATTACTTTTACTCAACCGACAGATGCCGCACCTAAATATATGTATGGCAGAAATGGATTCTGGGTGAAGATATCATTTTCAGCCGCTTTAGATGCAGAAGTGGAAGTATCAACAGTAACCTACGGTTCTGGATTCACGGCAATTCAAAACGTATGGGATGGTTCTTTAGAAGATGCCATAGAAGCTCAATTCTATAAAAACTCAACTGCTGTCTATTATCTCTACGGCTCTACTTCAATATCCGTAGGGGCAATGACTACCAGCGACTATGTATATTTTAACACTGCTGATCCCGCACTTGCAGTCCTTATAGACCCCGCTGGAACTCCAAATACCACAGCATCTACTACCATTTCAACATTTGAATATCTAAATGCAGCAGGTGCGTGGACTACAGTAGGAACTTATACAGACGGTACTTCTGGTTTAAGTAAAATAGGATATGTAACATTTTCCAGACAAACAGATGTTGCCCCTGTTCAATTCAATGGTTCTGTTTATCAGTCCTACTGGTACAGATTCAAAGTTAATAAGACATTAAGCGCAACGGTTAATATAGGTATTCAATATATACCATATTTTGATATAAGTGATTTCGGGGTAGGTCTTTGTAATGCTACTTGGAAAGATAACAGTGTTTTTGTATTTGATCAAGACCCCTCTTGGATTTATGTATCGGCACCCGGTAATTCACAGGTTCTTTCAAGTATAAATAGTGCAATTTATCAAGCGGGTGATGGAAGGGCAAATAAGATTCTTGCTATGAAAGGATTTTATAACGAATTATTAATAGCTCAAGAGGAAAAAGGCAATGCAGGTGGATGTATAACTCTTATCCAAGGAACAAAACCAGAGAATTATGGGAAGATTCTTATATCTAATAAGTATGGAGTAATCAGCTCACAAGGGATGGAAGTAGTAGAAACCATAGAAGGCGGACACAACGCCTATTTTCTATCTAAGCGAGGTATTCTTTTTTCTGACGGCAGAGGGATTGCTTTTATCAAAGGATTTGAACAGATACGAAACTACTTTGATCCTACCTTCCCTAATGACTGTATAAGGGCGGGTTACGAAAGCAAGATGTATCTAAAATACGACTCAGTATTCCACATTCTAAAAATAGGGTTGGTTGTCGGAACTACTGCCACAGAAGTAAACAAAGTCCTAGTTTACAACTTAATTGATAAGAATTTCTCAACAGATGTATATCAGTACGCATTGGCTTCAGAATGTGAAGTGGAATCAGCCAGCGGAAATGTTCCATTTACTTTATTAGGTGGCGGCCAGGCAGACGGATTCGTTTACATCCAGAATAGCGGGATTGACGATATTTCAACTGCGGTGGATTCATATGTAACTTTGGAATTTAACGTAAAGGGTAAAATAATCCGTGACAGGGAGATGATATTCCGTTGTAAGGTTCAAACTGCTGGAGACCTGACAGTAACTCCTTATTACAATGGAGTAGTTCAAACAGATATGGCACAGACACTTTCTATGACTGCGGAAAACTCCGGAGACAGGACACGTAGGCACAGGATGAATCTCAATTTCAAAGACCAGAACGTAAGTGTAAAGATACAACACAACACCGCAACAGAATCAATGTATCTCCTAGATTACGGTGTAGCTCTTGAAGACTATGTGGAGCAGTAATGGATTACGGTAGAAGAAAATACGCAACTCCAACCGATAACCAAATTGGGTTTATGAGGGAAAGCACCGACCAATACGTTAATAGTATCGGTGGAGATTACTATCCTCACGCAGATACGAGGCAACCATATTTATATTCTGATTATACAGAAATGCTGTATTTATTTAACGGCCCGGGGTTATCCCCTTACATAAATGACCATAAAGACCCTGAATTAAAACCAGTTAATTGGGGAAAGCCGCCCTCTCCCGGAAACCCCGGTTCACCCGGCAGACCACAACCCGGTCAACCCGGAACATTTGCCCCGCCCGGATTTGGCAGTCCCGGTTATGGTTCTCCCAGTAGTGGCTCTCCTAATTATGGAGCTTTTGGCAGTAGGGGATATGGTGCTTCTGGGTCGGGCAGTGTAGATATGTCACTTGGTGATTTCGGATTAGATGAGGGGCAGGGAGATGGAACTTTTTCTTGGTGGGATTTATGTGGTGGATTGGGAATTTCATATACAAGTAATTCACTTGGCGCAGATGAGGAAATGTCTATATCTGCTGGAGCTGTAGGAGAAAACATAAATCTTAGTTGGTCATTAAGTGGAGTGGGTTCATTAAAGAATGAAGATGGCGGGGCATTAACAGAAGATAGAAGGACTATTGTATATACGGCTCCGCATACTAATCCTGGATGCGATAATCCTATTATTACTTTAAGATGTGAAGGAAGGGTAACTAATATAATAAAGATAGCTGTAAATACATCTACAAGTGGCTCCGCAGCAGCAGTGGTAAAAACTTGTTATAATGGGTCAGAAACCTGTGCAAAAAACTGCGGATGTTATTCTGTAGCTGGAATTGCATATAAATGCACAGGAGGAATAGTCGTTGGAGGCAGTTGCGGAACAAGCACTCCGGGGTGTGTTAATTTCGGCCCCCCTCCTTTAACCTATCCCACTTGTGCATTAGCATTTGCTGCCGTTTGTGTTAATGCAGCGGCAGGACAGTGCAATTCTTGTGCTGCTGCCCTTGCTTTTTGTAGTGTATATGCTGGAGGTTTAGGAACTACAGATTTAAGAACTGCTGAAATGATTGCAGATGGATGTTGTCCTTCACAACTTTTATAGGAGATTATGAAACAACTTACTCAGTATGAATTTGAAGAAAGAATGGATGCAATCCAAAGAGCAAGACGGATATTTATTGAATCTGGACTTACTAAAAATATTACTCACGCCTTTGAGATATATCAGGAAGTATTTGCTGAAAGAGAAAGAGAATTATTTTTAAGTTCTGTGTTAAACGGGAATAGGGCGCAAACAGTAATGGATAGATACATAAGACCTAAATGCCCTGACTGTCAGTCTGATATGATGTTCAGATTAGTTCCAGAAAACAAAGAAGGTGTAAAAACTCAACTTGTCTGTTCAGGTTGTCCGTTAGTTCTGGATAGTGAGAAAGATTTAACTGAGTGGATGAGAGCATTGAAGGTGAAAGATGGAGTTTGATTTAAACGAATATTTAAAGTCTTTGCCACGAAAAACAAAGGAAATGGATATACCCGGTACTGTAGAGGCGTATCTGGATGAAATATGCCCCTTATGCGGGAAACCACTTAAACAAATGAAACCGTGCTGTGGAAGTCCAAACGGATATAAGATGTGTGTATGTGGATACAAAATTATAATTTAATATTTGTCGGGATACTGACCGAGGCGATTGTCAATCTCCTCTTCACAGGGACTGTGTTGCAACCTTTTAGGGAGTGGGTTATTAAGCACATTCCCTTGAGAGTCAGGGGAGAGCATTTGCTTGAATGCAAACTATGTACTTCTTTTTGGGTGGGTATCTTGTGTGTAGTTCTTGTAAAATATACAATGGGTGATATAATGGCATTAATCCTGTGGGGAATAGTTATTCATAGGGTTAGCAATTATATCCATTTAATTTACAGTATAATAAAAGATTATCAAATGGATATTAGAGTAAATAGGGGGAAAAAATGAGTATTTACACGGCTGGTAGAGATGTATATTCTGGAGGTGGTATAGTAGGTTTATACGATAGAAGTAGATATACACCAGAAGCTGAATCTGGCGGGGATGATCTTCCTCCAGTTCCTTCTATGCCTAGATATGAAACTCCAGCTCCTTACGTCCCGCCCGGAGCATACACTCCTCCCACTTATGTTTCACCGGGTAAATATACAGCGCCTACTTATGAAGCGCCGACCCCTTATGAAGCACCTGCTCCATATGTTCCTACTAAATTTAATGCTCCTGCACCTTATGTTGCTCCTAAATATAATGCCCCTGTTTATAATGAGGCAAAGGTACAACAACTAACACAGGAAGGAGCTGCCCCTGCAATTAGAGGTTTAAGATCGGCAATGAACAGGGTGTCTGGTTCTTCTTTTGATAATCCCAACGTTGGGAAGATGACGCTAAGAGAAGCACTTGCTGGATACGGACAAGGCTTACAGAGTGCTATTTCTGGAGCTTCAATTAACGCCAGAAACCAGTATAACCAAGAATACGGAATAGTTGCAGATGCTGCAAAGACAAACTTTGGTTCTGAATCACAGGCATCTCTCACCAACTACGCTGCAAAGGCAAACGAAGCACTAACGAATTACAATGCTCTTGAAAAAGCTGGTGCATTAAATTACGATGCCAAGACAAAGGAAGCTCTAACTAATTACGCCAATTTAACCAATAAGGCGTTAATGGATTACGAAGCAAGAACTAAAGAAGCTATGACAAATTATTCATCAAGAGAAAACGCCGCACTTACTAATTTTAACGCCCAACAACAAGCGAAACTTTCCAATTATGGGAATGAAGTAGATGCCAGAAAGATAAATTATCAGACAGGTGTTAATACAGCTAATTTAAGGTATAGCACTGGAACACAGGCAGCACTGGCACAATACAATGCA